ACAATCCTGTTACCATTGCTGGTTGCTCTCATGTTGATACTTGTAACACTACCATCGGTAAAGACGAATCTATCTGCATAGTTCTTGCTCATAGCAGAAGCATGGTATCTGTCGATGTCAACTAATGGGCTGTAATTAGATTCACAGAACTCCATCAAAGTATCTTGGATATCAATCTGAGATACATCTCTGTAAGTCTCAGAGTCAGTAGATAGGTCTGCATTGTATACTAACGAAGTAAGCGTAGTGTCAGTTCCACCGCTTATTGCACCTGCTCTGAAAGAGTTAGGTATGCAACTGAAGTGTACGAACTCAAAGGTCTTTGGCTCAAAGTGGATACAGGATGTTCCCTTGTAAGAGAAATCCCACTTACCCATCTGACCATCGACTTCACCAACGAATACACCGCTTCTTCGGTATTCTTCCTTTGGCAATGGCTTACCATAGTTCTTGTTCCAGTCACCTTCTCTAGTGTCTAGAGGAACAATGTATCTCCCTGTGTCAACTTCTACGTTGTTCTCAGGGAGTTTGCCCATGTGCTTCACAATCTCCTCACCACTTCTCATCATTCTCGCTTCATATCCGTCACCATCTTCTGTGAAGATAGCAACTCTACCTAAGTTGTAGGTCATGTCACTGTCTCTCATATATTCATTCGTTAGCCTATCTCTATTCATTGCACCCATATCTCTTGCTTCATTCATAGAGATGAAGAATCCAAATGCATCCTTGAACAATCCACCGCTACTACTGGTGGTTTGTTGTGAGTCGTTTCGCTTCATAGCGGCACGACTATTTACATAGAATGCTTTCCAAAGACCCCTAGCAAGTTGGGGTTCTTCTTCTGCATTGACGTTGTTCTTGGAACAGATTTCCTCAAACCTCGTCATAGCATCCTCTAGGCTCATGCCTAGTATTTCTGCGGCTTTCTCAATATCATTTTTTATTTCATCATTCATTTTTATTTT